CAGGTTCTTTTCCTATCCCCACGGCTAATACAGAAAATTTTATACCATATGAAGATTTAACTGAACAAGATGTTATTGATTGGTATTGTGATGGGGTAAGAAATATACAAGCAGAAAACGATATAAAACAACAATTTGCATTAGAAGCAGGAACTAAAGTAGATAGCAATTTTCCTTGGGATTAAATAATATAACATGGCATTAACAAAATTAACCAGCAATCTTATCGAAGGCGGTACTGGAGTCCAATGGGAAAGTACGGTTCAGACAAGTAACTTTACCGCAGTAGCTGGGAATGGTTATTTTGTTGACACTACATCGGGTAGTATTACAGCAACTCTACCAGCAGGAAATATTGGTGATGAAGTTTATTTTCAAGATTATGCTGGCACCTTTGACACTAATCAATTTGATATAGCTTCAAATGGGTCAGAAAAAATCCAAGGACGAACCAACGATGCAAAATGCACGGTAGAAAATGCAACTCTTAGTCTAGTTTATCAGTCTGCTTCAGAAGGATGGAATGGAGAAAATATTTTAGATAATCCTCCTATTATTACTGTTAATTATTTAGTAATTGCTGGAGGTGGCGGTGGTGCTGGATCCGGAGGTAATGGTAATGGACAAGGTGGTGGTGGTGCCGGTGGGTATCGCTCAGCTTATAATAGTGAAACATCAGGTGGTGGTGGATCTGCAGAAACAGCTCTTTCAATAACACTGGCTACAAATTATACTGTAACTATAGGTGCTGGTGGTGCTGGTGGTGCTCAACATAATGGGCCAGGGGGTTATCCTGGTGTTGTAGGTTCTAACTCTGTATTTTCTACAGTTACATCTAGTGGTGGTGGTTATGCAGGCCAACAAAGCACTAGTGGTGGATCAGGTGGATCTGGTGGGGGCGGTGGTGCTTATTCAGCGTCAGGTGGATCTGGAACAAGTAATCAAGGTTATGGTGGAGGCTCTGGAACTGGATATGGAAATACATTATACTGCGGCGGAGGCGGCGGTGGTGCTGGAGAAAGTGGGAACACTGATGGAACTGGATATGGAGGAGATGGAGTAGCATCAACTATAACTGGATCATCTGTTACACGCGGTGGCGGTGGTGGCGGAGGAAGATATACTGGTGCTTCAGGAACAACTGGAATCGGTGGTGATGGCGGTGGAGGTGCCGGTGGAACTACAAGTGATAATGATACTGCAGGAACTGCTAATACCGGAGGTGGTGGTGGTGGTGCTGCTTGGCCAGGTTCTGGATGGGGATATAATGGAAGTAGTGGCGGCTCAGGAGTAGTTATTTTACGTTATCCTAATACTTATACTTTAACAAACCCTGGTAGTGGATTAACAATGTCTACTGCTACCGATGGTAGCGATAAAGTAACAACTTTAACTGCTGGAACAGGGAATATACAATTAAACTAATGGCATTAACAAAATTAACTGGTAATCTTATTGAAGGTGGTGTAGGAATGGAATGGGATACCACTGTTCAAACTAGTAATTTTACTGCTGTTAGCGAAAAAGGGTACTTTGTTAATACTACATCTAATGAAATAATAGTTTCTTTACCTGCAGGAACAGTTGGAGCCCAAGTAGTTTTGCAAGATTATGCAGGAACATTTGGTACTAATAAAGTAATTATATCTGCCAATGGGTCAGATAAAATACAAGGAACTACAAGTGATTTCCAATGTGCTACTAACTACTCTAAAATACTGTTAATTTACCAAAATGCTACTAAAGGATGGACTGCAGACAATATTACAGTTCTTCCCCTTACAGTAGAATGGTTGGTTGTTGCCGGTGGAGGAGCTGGTGGTGGAAATAGCTGGATATCTGGAGGAGGTGGTGCTGGTGGTTTACGAACGTCTTATGGTACAACATCTGGAGGAGGGGCTAGCGCAGAAAATGATATTATAGCAGCATCGGGTGATAGTTTTACAGTTACAATTGGTGCAGGTGGTGCTGGAGCTACTACCCAAGGCACTAATGGTAGTGATTCAACTTTTAGTACAATCACTTCTTTAGGTGGAGGTGGTGGTGGTGGAAGTTATAACAGTTCTTCAGTTAGCGGGCTTTCAGGTGGGTCTGGAGGAGGTGCTGGAGGAGCCACTTATTGGAGTGGGTCTGGTGGATCAGGTACGGTAAACCAAGGTTACGCTGGAGGCTCATCAAGTTCAGTTGTAAGTTGTGGAGTAGGTACTTGTCAAGCTGGTGGTGGCGGTGGTGCTGCTGGAACTGGGGCATCAAATGTAACAGCTACAGACAATACTACTTCTGCTGGAGCAGGTCTTGTTATGGATATAACTGGTAGTAATGTAACTTATGGATATGGAGGTAGAGGCCTTCAACTTACTACAGGATTTACAGCAGGCGGAGGCACTACTAATACAGGTAATGGTGGCTGGGGAGCATATCATGATCCTACAGGTGTTTGGGGTAATCCTACAAATGTTAGCGGTGCGGCTGGTATAGTAATTTTAAGATATCCTTCAGGTGGTTCATTAACTTTAAGCGCTGGATTAACAGGTTCTACTACTACAGTTGGTTCTTCTAAAGTAACTTCTATTACTGCAGGAACTGGCACTGTAACTTTTGCATAAAATTAAAATAAAATTATGGCACATTACGCATTTTTAGACATGAATAACATAGTTACTGAAGTAATAGTAGGTAAAGACGAAGGTGATACAAATACTAATTGGGAATTACATTATCAAGATTTTAGAAAACAAGTTTGTAAAAGAACATCTTATAATACTCACGGTGGGGTGCACTCACAAGGTAATACACCATTTAGAAAAAATTATGCTGGGATAGGTTATAGTTATGACTCTTCAAGGGATGCTTTTATTCCACCTCAACCTTATCCTAGTTGGTTACTCGTAGAGGATTCATGTTTATGGAAAGCTCCTGTTGATTATCCTGATGATGGAGAAAGATATGAATGGGATGAGGAAAACCAAGAGTGGGATAAAATATCATAAAAAATATTAAATGGCACAAACTAAACCTAAAGCAGGACAATTTTATGGCGTATCAGGTAATGGTACAGATGGACAGTTTTTACAAACTGACGGCGCTGGAGGTATGGCTTGGGCTGATACTACAATTGCGCCAACATTAACTTCTATAGATTACCCAGGGACAGCTACAGCAGCGGATACTGCAGGGGGTGAAAGCATTGTTATAAATGGCACAGGATTTCAAACTGGGATTACATGTACTGTAGGCGGTACTTCTGCTACTACAGCTTTTAATTCAGCAACACAAATTACAATTACCTCCCCTGCAAAAACGGCAGGCCAATATACTGTTGCAGTAACAAACACAGATGGTGGTAATGGTTCGTCAAATAACTTTATACAATATAGTGGTGTTCCTATTTGGTCTACAGCATCAGGAAGTTTAGGAAGTGTTGTAGAAGGGGGAACTACTTCTTTTCAAGTTACAGCAACAGAAGGTAGTGATACAATAGAATATGCAGTAACCAGTGGTAGTTTACCATCGGGATACTCTTTAGCTACAGCTACAGGTGCTATTACAGGTACAGCAGGAGCTGTATCAGCAGATACAACTTCAACATTTAGTATTACTGCTACAGATGATGAAAATCAAACTAGCTCTGCTAGATCTTTTAGTATTACAGTTACTGCTATACTTCCTAGTCAACATTTTAATACTACATTATATACAGGTACAGGTGCTACCCAAGCTATAACTGGGTTATCTTTTCAACCAGATATGGTATGGGTTAAAAACTACAGTGCGTCGGGGTATAATCATTGTGTGCAAGATTCTGTAAGAGGTCCTTCTTCAAATCTTTATATTTTATATCCTGATGGAAACTGGGCTCAATCTACTAACACAACTTCTGATTACTTTCAATCACTAAATTCAGATGGATTCTCAGTAGGGGGTAATGCATATTTTGGTGCTTCTAGTAATAGTTATGTAGGATATTCATTTAAAGGTGGAGGAACGCCTTCAGCTACTAATTCAGCTGGGGCGGGAAATGCCCCAACTAGTGGGAGTGTAATGATAGATGGTTCTGCTTCTACAGCAACTTTAGCCGGAACAAACCCTATTACAAAAATATCTGCTAATACTACTTTAGGATATAGTATGGTAGAGTTAAGTAAAACTAACACCAATTCAGAGACTTTTGCACACGGTTTAGGTATTGTTCCAGAAATGATAATTTTAAAAAGAACGGTTAGTGCTGATGACTGGTATGTATATCATAAAGATCTAGGAAATTCTACAAGAATATCTTTAAATTCAGATGCTGCAAAAGTAACTGGGACCGGTGTATGGGATTCTACTACTCCAACATCCAGCGTATTTAGTTTACAAAACCAAGCTGGCGGTGCCCATATTGCATATTGTTTTGCCTCTCAAGCTGGCCTTTCTAAAGTAGGTAGTTTTACCGGTAATGGTACTTCTAGTAAAATAATAGAAACTGGATTTAGAGTAGGTTGGGTGCTAATTAAAAATACAGATACTGCTTATAGATGGTATTTACTTGATGATAAAAGAGGTGGAAGCAGTAGGTTATTTGCTAATAATAATGATCCAGCAAATACTAATCAAAAAACTGTTAAATTTTTAGAGAATGGATTTGAAATAACTACATCTGATGCTGAGGTAAATAAAAGTGGAGAGACCATGATATATTTAGCATTTGCATCTGATGGTTCTACAACAACTCCAAGTTTAGCTAGTAGCTTCAGTGCAACAGAAAATACTTCACCAAGTACTAATCAAGCAATAGCTGCAGGGTTTACTCCAGACATGGCATGGATAAAAGGATCTACTATAGGTTCTGGTAACCCTACTGCATGGGGACAATATGATACTATAAGAGGTGATGGGATGACACTGCAATCTGATAATAATGGGGCAGAGGGTAATTATAATACTCATCCAAGTGGTGATTTAGCAATGAAATTTACTTCTACCGGGTATAATACGCCACCTTTAGTTAATAACAATGTTAATAATGCATCCGATGACTATATTAATTACTTCTGGAAAGCTGGTGGGTTAGCATCTATAAATACAACTGGTACTATTACAAGTATAGTTTCAGCAAATGCAGCTGCAGGAATTAGTGTAGTAAAATATATTGGAAATAATACATCAGGAGCAACTATTGCACATGGGCTTAGTTCTGCCCCTGAAATGATGATAGTAAAACGATTAGATTCTTCTGGGGATTGGGATGTTTATCACAGTGCCCTTGGAGCAACTAAATATACGATATTAGATACTGATCAAGCATCTTTAACTGCATCTAATATTTGGAATGATACAGCACCAACTTCCACAGTTTTTTCTGTAGGAAATCATGCTTCGGTAAATGCAAGTGGTGGATCTTATATTGCTTATCTATTTACTTCTATAACTGGGTTTTCTAAGGTAGGTAGTTATACTGGAGCAAATCCTTCAGCAGTATCAGTAAACTTAGGTTTTAACCCTGATATGGTTATAATAAGAAATTCTAGTAATACGGGTGATTGGATAGTATATGATAAACAAAGAAGCCCTACAGGAAACTTTGATGATTATGTATTACTTAATACTACTGGCGCTCAAGGTACAACTGGTGGTAACTGGGTTACTCCAACTGCAACGGGTTTTGATACAAATGGATCAGGAGGTAGTTGGACAAATGCCAATGGTGATACTTATTTATATCTAGCATTTAAACAAAATTAATAAAAAATAAAAAATGGCTTTAACTAAAGTAACAAGTAACGTATTAGGAAATGATAGTGTAACTAATACACAAGTAGGTACAGAATTTACTAGTACATCAGCATTAACAGCTGGGGCTACTGTATCTTTAGATTATACTTCAGCCCAAGTGTTTACTTTAACACCTAATGCTAATACTACTATTAACATAACTAATCCTATTATAGGTGTAAGTAAAGTAATTGTTATGACTGGTGCTGGCGGTAGTAATACTTTAACTTTTAATGTAGGAGGAGCAGCTGGCACATTTAATAAAATATCTGGAGATTATGATGATACTTCATCAAAGAAGAATTTTATACAAATTACATGTGTAGGTAATACTGAATTTTGGTATTCAATTTCTCAAATAGGTTAATAAAATATGTTTGGACAAAGCTTGCTTTCTGGAGCTTTCGGAACAGCATTAGTTCCAGGTGAAAATTTTGGTATAAATTTATATACAGGTACTGGTGCAAATCAACCAATTGGTGGTAAAATTAAAGGAGCAGCTTCTTTAAATGGAAGTAGTAGTGCAATTACTACACCTGATCAAGTAGTGCCAAATGGAGCATGCTCAATATCTTGCTGGTATAATCCAGAGGGTAGTACGGGAACAGAATATATTTTAGGACAAGGAGTAGCAACTGCCAGTAAAGGTGTTACTGTTTATTGGGCTAGCCAATCATTTGGTGCTTTGGTAGCTAAAGGAGTTTCATCTTTAGCAGGTTCTGCAACAGGTTCTACTACTTATCCTACTACTGGTTGGTATAATGTGATTTTTACTTGGGATGGGACATCTAATTCAAATGCTTTTAAGGTTTATGTAAATGGCTCTTTACTTGTAGAAGGAACTTCTGATACATCAAGTGCTTCGATTGGTGCATATACTTATTTTGGAATTGGAGGGTTACAAGGTGGCACTTATGCAAATGGATCAGTTGATCAAGTAAGAGTATTTAATACAGTGCTTAGCGCTTCACAAATAAGTAGTTTAGCTAGCGAAACATCTGCTACAGCGGCTACCCTTAATTTCCCATCAGGCGCCGGTTGTTTAGCGGCTTATCAGCTAGACACAAATTTTAGTACAATATTATCTCAAGATGATTTAAGTACAGTTAATTTCCCATCTGGAACAACTGGAGCGGCATTATATCAATTTGAAAATTCAGCTAATGGCGATGCTGGTCCTAACCCTACTACAACTACAGATTTAACTTATGTAGATGGGGCTTTTGGTAAAGCACTTGATTTTAATGGAAGTAGTAGTGTTTGGCAAAGTACCAATCAAATAATAGACGCTCAACAAGATTTTACTATCTCTATGTGGGTTAGGGTAGAGGCTTTTGCTACTAGTACTTATTTGTGGACAAGTTATGCAACTGGAGATTGTGGTATTTCTATGTCTGGTAATGCTGGAAGTAATTATTTTAGCTTTCATAAATATAATAATACACAAAGCCCTGTTTATGTGTCCTTAGATTCTCCAAGTGTTGCTACATTAGGTAAATGGTATCATTTATGTGGAACTTTTAGCACAAGTACAGGAATGGTATTTTATATAGATGGCACTTCTGTTGGAACAGATAGTACAACTTGGGTTCCACAAAATCATGGTGCATATTCAGATTCTATAGGGTGTTATGGTTATACTCCATCTGGTAATAGAGCAAATTTTAATGGCCAAATAGATCAATTTAGAGCTTATCAACAAGTTTTAACCGCAGCTCAAGTACTTGAATTAGCTAAAGGAGACCCTAAATATAATATGGGTAGCACAACTGCAAATCTTAATGGATGGGTCGGGTTTAAACCAGATCTTACATGGATTAAAAAAAGAAATGGAGGTACAGGAAATAATTTGCTTCAGAATACCGTAAATGGAACAGGAACAGGATCTTCATTAAGTTCTAATTCAACTACGGCAGCGGGTAATTTTGATCAATATGGATATCTTTCTTCGTTTAATGAACAAGGATTTACAACTCAAGGGGGTTCTAGTGGGTCTTACCCATATGATAATTTAGGAGAAAGTGGGTCAGGTTATGTTTCATGGAACTGGAAAGCTGGTGCTGATACATATGCAGGTTATTTTAATGGAAGTAGTACTAAAATAACTACTGATTATACTACAAATGATTCTGAGTTTAGTATTTCTGCTTGGGTATATTACAGGGGAGATGTAGCTTCACAGTATAATTATATAGCTAGTAAAGGATTTTATAGCAGTTCATCAAATACAAATTATTTTGCTCTTCAAACTTATTTTAGCCAATATCCTGAACTTAGAGTTAGATTAAATAATTCTACTAATGTTGCTGCTACTTCTAGTGTGGGTTTCTCTGCAGGTAAATGGTATCACTTAGTAGGAACTTGTGATTCAAGTGGTAATTTAAAAGTCTATGTAAACGGGACTGAGACCGGTTCTGCTTCAGGCGCTCCAGCAAGAAGCATGGGCCAGGCTATGATTATAGGACAGTATTTTGATGGGTCTTGGGCTTCAGGGTTTTTTAAAGGGGAAATAAATAATTTTCGATATTTTAACCAAGCAATTTCAGCAAGTGAAGTTACCAGTTTATATAATGAAGGCTTAAGTGATAATAATACATTAGATTTCCCTACAGGCGCAGGATGTACTGCTGCATGGCCTTTAAATGGATCTGCCGACCCTCTAAGTGGAAGTAGCATGAGTGGCACTCCAGTTGATCTAAAATTTGTTAAATCAGGTTATACTGGTAAAAACAACGATGGAACTATTGAGAGCCAAATATCCGCTAACCCTGATTATGGGTTTAGTATTGTAAAATGGGTAGGTTCAGGTACCTCGGGTGACACTGTGGGACATGGTCTTACTCCTGCTAGTAAATCAATGCTTGTAATTATGAAAGATTTAAGTGCAAGTAATGATTGGATGGTAATGACTAATGATCTTTGGTCGACTCCTAATCAACAATATTTAAAAATAAATACTGATGCCGCAGTAGCAAGTTCAGGCGCAGATATTTATAATGTTAATAATACTACATTTAAGAATGACTATAGGAATACTGCAGGAAGTAGTTATATTGCTTATTGTTGGCATTCTGTACCTAAATATAGTAAACTAGGAACATATACAGGAGATGGAAATACAAGTGGACATGTAATTACTACAGGTTTTGAACCATCGTGGATAATGTTTAAACCAGCATCAGCAGCAGGTTATTGGTATATATTAGACAATAAAAGAAGTCAAATAAACCCTAGAAATGATGGTTTATTTCCAAATGATGCTGCTGCGGAAATAGAAAGTACAAATTATAATGTAGATTTTTTATCAACTGGATTTGAACTTAAAAATAATACTATTGGATTCAATCAAAGTGGAACAGATTATATATATGTTGCATTTGCATAAAATTTAATTAAATGAGTAAGAAAAAATTCAAAGATACTGGCGTTGGAAAATTTTTGTTAAATAAAATTCCAAACGTTGTTGGAGCAATTGCTGGTGACACCCCGGTTGGAAGTGTTATCCAAGCAATAATAGGTGGTAGTGATATGTCTGAAGAAGACAAGACTATTGCACTTAAAAAGTTAGAACTAGAAAGAGCGGAAATTGACGGCACAACCAAAAGATGGGTCGCAGATGCCCGATCAGGATCATGGCTTGCAGCTAATGTCCGTCCGCTTACCCTAGTTTTTTTAGTAATTTCCTATGTAGTTGGGTGGTATTTAGGATATCCACTTGACTCTATTACTGGTCTTCTCACAATTGTAATCGGAGGTTATTTCGGTTCGCGAGGTGTGGAAAAAGTATTTGGAAACAAAATGCATAAATAATGAGAGCAATAAATGAAGCTATTTTACATTACAGCGCTACGCCTGAAGGTAAACCATTTGATGTTAAGGACATTAGAGATTGGCATGTTAATGGAAATGGGTGGAGTGATGTTGGTTATCATTTTGTCATAAAACTTGATGGTACAATACAAAAAGGAAGGCCACTAGAAAAAACAGGTGCTCATTGCAAAGGTCATAACCGTGGAACAGTGGGTATATGTTATATTGGTGGTGGTATAAAAGATGGCAAAGACACAAGAACAGAAGAACAAAAAGAATCTCTTGATTTATTATTAAGAGATTTAATAAAAGATTATGGTATATTAAAAATATCAGGTCATAATGAGTATTCAACTAAAAAATGTCCTGGTTTTGATGTTCCTAAGGAATATTCTTATTTAATCAAGGATCCTAAAGCATATTAAATGAAATTAATTAGAAAAATAAGCATTGGTGCTGATTATAAAAATGACGCAATGCACTACTCTGTAGGACAAGAGGTTTACGGAGGTCATACTATCTCTGATATTTTAGAAGAAGATGGCTCATATAAAATTTATATTACAAAAAATAAAGAGGTATTACCGTGGAAGCATTTTAATTCCAATATGGCTGTATCTGTTGAATATAATTTAGATTATTAATGCAATCTTTATTTGACTATATTATATCTACTGAAAATCGCTACAACAACACTATTGATGTTGATGGTAAGGAACTTGTGGTAAATACTGAAATAACAGAAAGAGATTATATGTTTGTAAACAGGATTGGTAAAGTTTTGCAAATTCCTGTTTATAATAATTCTATTATTCAAAAAGGGGATTATGTGATACTTCATCATAATGTTTTTAGAAGGTGGATAGATGTTCATGGTAATGAAAAAAATTCTGGTAGCTTTTTAAAAGAAAATGAATATATTGTAAATAAAGATCAAATTTTTGCATATAAAAGAAATAAAAATTGGGAATGTTTACCAGAATATTGTTTTGTAAAGCCTCTTTATAAAAATGATAAATGGGCTCTTAAAACAGACGAAAATTTATCAGGAGTACTTACCTATAGTAATGATGGTTTAAGCTCATTAGGGTTGTCTATTGGAGACGTGGTGGGGTTTACACCTGATTCTGAATATGAGTTTGAAGTAGAGGGTCAAAAACTATATAGAATTTTATCTAATCATATAACAATAAATTATGGATCGTAGAAAAAAAGTTATAGAGGCAGCTGATAAAGCTTTAATAGAACTTGAAAAAGTTATTAGACAAACAATTGATTTAGTTGAATTAGATCCTGAAAAAGCTAAGACTGCAGCACAAGCTAAATGGGTAGCTATTGATGATTCTTTAAAAATAATTGAAAAAATTGAAGAATTAACAGCTGATAATAAAGGAAATAAAGACTCTAATACATTTTTAGGTGTTGAAAACAGAATTAAATAATGTATAAACAAACTTTATATAAAATACATAAAGATCACCTTGAAAAAAAGAGTATAAAAACCCAAAATAAGTATAAAAAATTTAATTATGGGTATAACCATGAGTTAGATTGCGTTGTTATTAGCAAAAATGGGACTTTAGGTGATATATATGAAATTCAAGGTTTAAAAATAGGTTTACCCCAAACTCCTAAAAAAATAGATGGGCAAGAATTTAAAAAGAAAGATCAATTTTTTAGAAGAAAAAATAAACCTACATCATTAAAAAAAATAAAAACAATATATGATTTTAAAGGGCAAAGTGAGAATGTTAAAGAATCTTATTATCAATACATTGACAGTGAATTTAATTATCGTGCTGATGGTTATTGGTTCATGTGCAACGGTGAACCGTGCTACATTACAGGATCACACTATATCTATCTCAACTGGACAAAAATTGATGTGGGATTACCAGATTTTAGACATGCAAATAGGATATTTTTCTACTTTTGGGAGGCTTGCAAGGCTGATGCCCGGTCCTATGGAATGTGCTACCTTAAGAATAGACGGTCTGGATTCAGTTTTATGGCCTCATCTGAGTGTGTCAACCAGGCTACAACTTCAAAGGACTCTAGGTTTGGGATCTTATCTAAGACTGGAGCAGATGCTAAAAAAATGTTTACAGATAAGGTTGTACCAATATCGACCAATTATCCTTTCTTCTTCAAGCCCATCCAGGATGGTATGGAACGTCCCAAAACAGAATTATCGTACAAGGTCCCTTCAAGGCGACTTACGCGAAACACGTTACGATCCACCGGAGCCACCCAAGAGGAAACGCAAGATGGATTGGATACAACTATCGACTGGAAGAATACCGGGGACAACTCCTATGATGGGGAGAAATTACAACTCCTTGTCCACGATGAATCGGGTAAATGGGAGAGGCCCGACAACATCCTCAACAACTGGAGGGTCACCAAAACGTGTCTCCGTCTCGGCTCGAAAATAGTAGGTAAATGCATGATGGGATCTACTTCTAATGCTTTAGATAAAGGAGGAGATCATTTTAAAAAACTATATTATAATTCAGATGTCACAAACAGAAATCGCAATGGCCAGACTACAAGTGGATTATATGCTTTGTTCATACCTATGGAATGGGGCTTCGAGGGATTTATCGATAAGTATGGGTATCCTGTATTCAATACACCATCAGAAGCGGTTGAGGGAATTGACGGTGAATTCATCTTTACGGGAGTCATTAATCACTGGGAGAATGAAGTAGAAGGTTTAAAAAATGATAGTGATGCATTAAATGAATATTATAGGCAATTCCCAAGGTCTGAAAAACATGCGTTTAGAGATGAAACATTAAATTCTTTATTTAATCTAACTAAGATTTATGAACAAATAGATTTTAATGAAGAAATGGCTATGGCAGGCCATATAGTAAAAGGTAATTTTTCTTGGAAAAAAGGATTAAAAGATAGTGAAGTTATTTGGTCTCCATCAAGGAATGGTAGATTTAATATTTCATGGTTACCTCCTGTAGAATTACAAAATAATATTATAATAAAAAATGGAAGAAAATTTCCAGGTAATGATGGATTAGGGGCATTTGGATGTGATCCTTATGATATTTCAGGGACAGTTGGTGGTGGTGGCTCTAATGGGGCACTTCACGGCCTTACAACTTTCTCTATGGTAAGTGATGTTCCTAATACTAAATTTTTTTTAGAATATATAGCACGTCCTCAAACAGCTGAAATATTTTTTGAGGATGTTTTAATGGCATTAATATTTTATGGTATGCCACTTTTAGCAGAAAATAATAAACCTAGACTATTATATCATTTAAAAAGACGAGGATATAGAGGATATTCTATGAACCGTCCAGATAAAGCCAGAGCTAATTTATCAAAAAGCGAAATAGAATTAGGTGGTATTCCTAATAGTTCAGAAGATATAAAACAAGCCCATGCTGCGGCGATTGAGTCTTATATTGAAGAATATGTAGGGAAAATTAATGAAAATCATGGGAATATGTTTTTTCAAAGAACTTTAGAAGATTGGGCAAGATTTGATATTACCCGAAGAACATCTCATGATGCATCTATTAGTTCTGGGTTAGCTATTATGGCTTGTAGAAAACATATGTACCAACCACATACAAAAAGAGCAGTAAAAACGCTTGATTTTATGTTCTCTAAATATAATAATAAAGGATTAAGAAGTCAGTTAATAAAATAAATATGGCACAAAAATTAGGGCAAATTCCCACAGAATTTCCGAGCCAAGCGGTCTCAGATGCTGTAAAAAATTCGCAAGAATATGGGCTTTCTGTGGCTAGGGCTATTGAACAAGAATGGTTTAATAGAGATAATAGCGTAGGTAGATTTTGGCAAACCAGAGATGAGTATAATAAACTTAGATTATATGCAAGAGGTGAACAATCTATAAGAAAATATAAAGATGAATTTGCTATTAATGGTGATTTATCTTATTTAAATTTAGATTGGAAACCAGTTCCTATTATTCCTAAATTTGTAGATATAATAGTAAATGGAATGCAAGACAGATTATTTACTATTAAGGCTTTTGCACAAGATCCTATTGCAACAGGTAAAAGAACTAAATTTGTTGAGAATATTCAAAGAGATTTACATGCACAAGAGATTCTTGCAGAAATTGAAACTGAATTAGGTGTTAATGCTAGAAATGTTCCTGAAGAAAAATTACCTGCTAGTACAGAAGAGTTGGAATTGTTTATGCAATTAAATTATAAACAAGGTATAGAAATTGCAGAAGAACAAGCTATTAATAATATTTTATTAACTAATAAATATCCTGAACTTAAAACTAGAATTGATTATGATTTAACTGTTTTAGGAATTGGAGCTGTAAAAAATACTTTTAACAATACAGATGGTATAAAATTAGAATATGTAGATCCAGCTAATTTAATTTGGTCTTATACAGAAGATCCAAATTTTCAAGATTGTTACTATTTTGGAGAAGTAAAAAGAATTAAACTTAATGAACTTAAAAAAGAATTCCCTAATTTAAGTAATGAAGAAATAAAAGAGCTTACTAAAAAAGGATCTAATTGGACAGACTATAATACCATTGGTACATTTAGTAACAAGAGTGAGCTTGATAATAATAATACAGTTACGCTACTTTATTTTAATTGGAAGACATGGGAACATAATGTTTATAAAATAAAAGAAACCTCTACTGGAGCTTCAAAAGCTATTGAAAAAGATGATTCTTTTAACCCTCCAAAAGATAAGAGAACTCGTTTTGAAAGAGTAGCTCAGTCACGAGAAGTATTATATGAAGGAGCATTTGTATTAGGTACTAATACATTATTAAAGTGGGAAAAAGCACAAAATATGGTGCGCCCTAATTCTAATACTAATAAAGTATATATGAATTATACTGTTAGTGCACCTAGAATGTATAAAGGAAATATAGTATCTTTAGTTTCTAAGATAACACCTTATGCTGATTTAATACAATTAACCCATTTAAAACTTCAACAAGCAGTACAAAGAATGACACCTTCTGGTGTTTATTTAGACGCTGATGGGCTTGCTGAAATTGATTTAGGTAATGGTACTAGCTATAATCCACAAGAAGCACTTAATATGTATTTTCAAACTGGATCTATTATTGGTAGATCATTAACAGTTGAAGGAGATCAAAACCCTGGAAAAGTTCCTATTCAAGAATTACCAGGCGGTGGTGGAAATCAGATTCAAGTATTAATTGCTACATATAATCAATACATACAAATGATTAGAGATGTCACCGGTCTAAATGAGGCTCGTGATGGTTCAGATCCAGATCCAAAATCATTAGTAGGGGTACAAAAATTAGCTGCTGCTAATAGTAATGTAGCAACTCGTCATATATTACAAGCTAGCATGGCTATTACAGTAACTTTAGCTGAATGTATAGCTTTAAGATTTAAAGATGTTTTAGAATTCCACCCAACCAAAGAAGCCTTTATAGGCTCATTAGGGATGTTTTCTGTAGGCTCTTTAGAAGAATTAAAAAATCTTAATCTTCATGATTTTGGTATATTTTTAGAATTAGAGCCAGATGAAGAAGAAAAAACAATGCTTGAAAGTAATATACAGACTGCTTTAAGCGCTGGTAGTATTTATTTAGAAGATGCAATTGATATCAGAGAAATAAATAATATTAAATTAGCTAATCAGTTGCTAAAATTTAGAAGAATTAAAAAACAACAAGCTGATCAAGCTCAGGCAGAGGCAGCAAGCGCGGCACAAGCCGAGGCTCAAGGTCAAGCACAAATTCAAATTGAGCAAGCTAAAGCTCAAGCGGAACAAGTTAAAACAGAATCTAAAATTCAATATAGACAAGCGGATATTGAATTTGAAATTAAGAAAATGGAAGTTGAAGCTCGT